TCTGGATCATCCATAACTGTTTGCGGGTCTTCAAAGAAGTCGTTTGCAAACTTGCTATAGTTTGCCTTACCAGTTAATTGGATTGGTCCTCTACCTCTATACTTCCAACCTTCACCTGATGATTCAGGACCGTTTCCCATCCTATTTTCATAGATACGGTTAGCGATCTTTTCAGGTTGACGATGGTAGTTTGCTGCATCGCCATGAAAGTGTGTAGGGAAGAGTTTAACCAGTGCGTCTGAAGAGTAGTTTAGGTTCTCAGTCAACTTTGTAAAATCTAATGACTCATGTGCACATTGAGCAATGAATGCTGTTACCCTTTGTGCAGTAGTTACTTCAAATTGAGGCAACTGTGTAACCATAGCGTTAAACCAATCATGCACGTTATGGTTACGTGTGATGATCTGACCTAACTTCTCTTCAGTGAAATCGAAATTAAAACTCATTATTGAGCTGTAGGTGTATCAGTAGGTTGAGCTGCTGGAGCTGCAACTGGTGCTGCGTCAACTGCTGGAGCTGGAGCTGCTTTGTGTGTAAAGATGCCTTTTAAAGCATTCCATGCACCAACTACTGCACCGATAACTGTGTGTACAAGACCAACAACTTTTGCAATTACTAATTCGATTAAAGTTGCAAACTTGCTTTCTACGTATGCGCCTGCTAAAAATGCTAATGCTAATGTTAACATGTGTTTCTCCTTTATTAACTTGTCGATCTTATATTGCTATGGGGTCGACAGACCCATATTTTAAAAATAACTGCTTGTTTCTTTAAGACGGCTACCTGCTGTCTTTTCATCGATACGTTGTAACACTTCTTTGAATCCTTGATCTGGTCTATGTAGACCTAATCTAACCGGATCTATAAGAGCATTCATACCTAACATTGACTCGATGTTAGGGTTTTCTTTTAAGTATTCCTCTTTTGCGGCGATACTCATCATCTTTTCAAACACCTCACCGGTATCTTTATTACGAAAATCATACAATGGCATAGTTTTCTCCTGTAGTTTTATTTATAAACTCCGGGACTGACCTTTTCTTCCAAGAGAACATCCTTTGCTTCTCACCATTGTAGTAGTTACGATATGACTGTACTCCATCACCCGGTACTTTATATTGATCAGGCATGGCTGGAGTAGGATCCGTAAATTCTCCGTGTGGTAGATTATTAGGAAACCATTTTAATTTATCTACCAAACCAATCTCTTGACACTTATGAACCTTACCGTATCGATATGTATACTCGGTACATAATGCTTTAAGTAAACACCATAACCAATAATAGTTGTCTCTATTTTGTCTGCACCATACAGCTGATGGATGGTTAACATGTGTTGCACTATACAATACTTCGTTGCGATCATCAGATAATATCCAACGTTTTACGTTACGACCAGTTGCTGTCTTACCCATAGTTTGGTCGCCGTCGAGTATACGATGCGCCGTAGACAATAGTTGACAAGATTCAAGTATCATCTTGACACAGTGTTTATCTACATGGTATTCTGCGGCTTTGGTAGGGTTACGAGATAGGTAAAATATATTCATCTTCAATTTTAGGTAAGAAGCGCGGGTGATTTATTAACCACTTCTTAATCTTCAATGCACCTTTTTGTTCAAGTTTATAAGCTTCAATTTCCCATGGTTGACGACGGTATATGTATCTATGCTTATCGTCCTCATAAGTTAAGTATTTAATCCTAACGTCATACTTTAGTTGACCAGATATAAATTGTCTGGCATGAACTAACTCATGTGCTATAGTCTTGCATAAGTTAATAGTATTCTTTGCGTTTAACTCGATAATGATATCATCATCATATTCTTGATCTGTAGTACCAAGTAACTCTTCAGACTTAAAGTTTTTAAACAGGAAAGTGTACTTTATGTCTTTAGATTTTTTAGGATATTTTTTGGATATGTCTTTGATCAGGGTCTTTTCAGCTGCAAGGCATTGCTTAACAAACGTAGTAAGCCTGCGCGCAGAAAGCTTCCGTACAGCAGGTGTACAGTAGACCGAAATCTTATCTGTTTTATGAAGTAATATTTGTCTTATCATACTATATAATATACCACAACTCCTAATTAATGTACATGCTAACATAAGTTGTTGATTATAAAGACAATTTAAAACTCACCTGGACTCACGAGTATCCAGACCTATAGCTTACTATCTATTTATGTAAAACTATGCTCCAGGAGCTTCAGGTGCGATGAATCCTGCTGCCTCTACAACCTTACGAGTGATCTTTTTGTATAGCTTAGGAAGCTTTTGATCCTTGATAGCTATGATAAGCTTAGCCTCAGATGGATGTACTGACTCCAACAGAGATATGAATAACGCTTCACGCTTGATAGGTTTTAAGTCTTTCCTAAGGAACACATAGAAACGTCTAAGTTCCTGTGTAAGGATAGCTGGACTCATTCCAATGGGTGCAGCATCTGGTCTATACGGAGGTTCATCCTCAGGAAGTAGGAACTTCTTCTCAGGTAGGAAAGCATACTCAAATATGATCTTGAGTGCTGAGTTACCTTTATATTTTGTTCCTAATAGCTTGGGATCTGCATTGATCTCATCTAATATTTCGGGTAAAAATCTAATTGCCATTTTAAAAGTCCTCAATTGAGTCGAGTAATAATCGACATTTGTTTTTTATAAGGTAATTCATCACAGAATTCTTGTCACCTAGTGGGACAGTCTTCTCATATATATCTATAATACTTTTAGCTAGATCCTCGGGGATATAGTCAAAATTAACGAGAGTCTGGTTACGTTGATAGTTACGTCTCTCTTCGTCATTCTTACAAGCATCGATACCCTTCTCAAAGAATTCAGGTAAACGCTTTGCTGAGAATGGTTTTTGTCGATCACCCGATACGAACACATCGTCGTTACTTAGGATGTTTGGTATACCATCACCTGAGTCACCCTTAACTATGTGTGTTATCGTATATTCTTGTATGTCCTTCTGAGATCCTTCTACGAACTTACGTTGCATAGGTGACCACTGACGGACGTTCTTGTTACGTTGTAGCTGTATGAAATCCTTATCAGATGATACTATTAACACCTTTTGTGGTTCAGAGAATAGTCCTTGCTCCACTAATAAGTTTTCTTGTGTATACTCTGTTAGTACTGCAATGATATCATCTGCCTCCGCAGTGTCAATCAATAATAATTTATATGGAAAATAGTTTAATAAGTCTGTACGTAGCTCTGCAAGCGTATCAAATATGAAACCCCAATCAAGGTCGGACTTATCTCTGTTTGCCTTACGGTGTGCTTTATAATGAGGGAATATAGACTTACGCCAATAGTTACGACCATCACATGCGATGACCACCTCCCCATAGTCTTTGTACTTCTTCTTATAAGACTGGATAGTAGATAGTGTCGTATGTCTGATTAGGTTCTTGATCTCTTCAGGAGTTTGATTCTTTATATCCTTCTGAAAGGGTAAGATGTTACTTAATGCGATTTGACTGTAGTCTAAGATTATAATTTTGTTTTCTCCTTAATAAGAGTCCATCCTATAGTGTTGGCTCTTTTTTCACGTATTTTTATATTTCCATAATCTCTAAATTTTGAAGATATACTGCCTACTGGATATCCAACGCATCTTCTTAGGTGAGTTCTTCTTCTTGTTTGATACGATCTCAGGGATATCCACATCACTCTCATATACTGAGGTGACTTGATCTGAGTTGATAGCGATTTGTTTTGTTGCATTGCCATCGAATGCATTTTCAAATAATACGACTGGCATTAGAACGCTCCCAATAAAATAGTTTCTTCGTTGATCCGACCATTTGGAACTGTTGGCTTGGTCGTTAAAGCCTTTGCTGCTGTATTCAAATTCTTTTTACTTATAGATAAGTCTTTGAAGAACTTCTCAGGATTCCTAAGTGTCCATGACCATGACTTAGCTACACTGTAATTAATTATAGTTGTACCCTTAACTGATAATAAGTCTGAGTCATCAGCTATATAAGCCACAAGTTTTCTATACTTGATATTATATGCCCATAACTCCTTAGCACCAACGATGTCTGTAGGATTACATGACTTAAGATTCAATAGATCGTGCTTAAACATATACTTAAGTTTCTTAACTAATACTGCAGGAGGCTTAACCTTAACTACCCTTGGCTTCTTAACAGTAACTTGATGTTGAGCACAGTCATCTACAATAGATTGGATCGCAGCTCTAAACTTTTTAAGTTCTGTCTTAGTAAGGAATGAATAGCCTTCTGTAAGTTGTTCATCTGTACCAGTCAATGCTTCATCTATCTCATCAACGTTAAGCTTATAGTAGTCACCGATACGTTTAGCGACCATGCCTGACACGTTGTTAGATAACAAGTGTGCTTTAGTATTGAAGTCCCACGTTTTAGAATGGATAAACTTATCAATAGCATAGTCGATGTCCTCAGAGGCAGCACGAGCTGCATCAGTCACACGTTGATCTATAGAGATGACTGGTGCCTTAGGACGATCGTCTACTATAGGTTGATTATAAGAATAGCACTCGTATAATGAGTCAAGCTTATCTTGTATACCCTTTTGATCCTTATCAGATAGATGCTCACCTTTATTGAGTATAGTAATAAGAGATCCTAATGATAGGAACTCATAATCTGGCGCCTTTGATAAGACATCATAATATTTCTTATTAGTCTTCTTAAGATAATTATGTACGGCCTTAGCACGTTCACTGTTATCCATATTAAGATTATAGTATCCTAAAGCTTTCATCAAAGATGTGCGATACTCGTCCTGTGTTACCACAGGAGCACCCGCACCTATACCTTTAGCGATAGCCTTTTCTTGCCATTCTTTTGTAGGTTTTTTAGTTTTCATATTGGCAGTATACCATAATTAATTATTAATGTACAATTATTCAGCTTCTTGGTTTGTAACTGTTTGATAGATCGTCTCAAACTCATCGTTCAAAGCTACCTCTTCATTAAAGTTTTGCTTATGATACGTATTAGCAAGCTTAGCAAGTGTCTTCTTAGGGATCTTAAACTCGTCATAAAGGTTCTTAAGTACTTCTCTTACGAAGTCCTTCTCAGCCTCAACGCGTGTCATTGAATCGGAGATCTCGTTAAGAGCCCCTTTGATTTTCTTTTTGTCTTCTTCAAGTAACTGCATTATTTGACACCTTTCACATTTTTAATTGAATCCCAGCGGAATGATCTCCACTCTTGCTTTTCTAGATCAAACACTCGTAGAGCGTCATCACTGAATTTTGTATTTTCTGACTTAGGCTTTTTGTCTTCAGGTATAGAGGCTTCAGCTAAAGTACACCACATGTCTCTATCAGTACCATCCTTTTTAGTAAAGGTAATCAATACACCTGATGACTTAATCATCGCAGTCAGTGCTTCTCTTGTTTCTTTGTCCATAATATCTCCTTAATAATTTTTTAAAGTGCACTAGGTAAAATAGAGGTACCCTTAGTTTGACCCCTCTAATGCACTTTAAAAAAGACTCTCGGCACTACCGTTGCAACAGTAGCTGACCCATCGGAAGCAATTCCATGGAAGTGTCCGCATATATTTTATTGATTGGCTGAGAGTCTTATTCGTCATAGCCAGGTCCCCAGAAGTGAGGGTCGATACCACCTAGATAGTTTAGGTCTTCGTTATCATCCTCTTCAATAGGATCTGGCACTGGTGTAATGTAACCGTCTTTTTTGTCTTTGACATTTAACATGATATCATTATACCCTTTTTTTGGTTTATTGTACATATATTTTTAAGCCTTAACACTGTCAACTGTTGCAAAGCCAGTCACCGCTGCTTTACTGTAACCCTTAGACCAAATGCTGCCAGTCCTATTTACAGGTACTTCACTGCCTCGTGGACCATGATATGGCAACTGTTGAACCTTACCACCATTATCTAAAAATTCTTGAACTGCTTGTTGAAATTCTTGTTCTGTCATAGCTTTCTCCTTACCAACTTGAATTATAAAATACTTCTTCGCCCCTCGCAATTGCTTCGCGAGCTTTCTTGATGAACTCTATGTCTGATGCTTTATCATCAGCATCGAACCTTGAGTCATAACCAAAGAAGAAACCTTCGGTCATAGGTAACTGGTTAGTCTTAACGCGGGCCTCAATATAATCAAGGTCTGCCTCTGTAAGTTGAAGCTCAACTCCGTTGAAGTCGATCTTTGAGTCTTCGCTGTACTCGTCAGGATACTCGTCGATCAACCATTGTGGAACCTTAGCTCCCTTATCATGCCATAACTCTTCCATAAGACCATGAAGAGCGTTGTGTTTTCTCCAGTATTGAAGCTCCGTTGATGGTGCTTCAGCTGCAGATTCTTTAGCGCGGCTATACGCATACATATCTAAACCCATAATATTCTCCTTTTACATAAAGTCAATTGCGATCTCATCACCTATTGAGTGGATAGCTAGGTGATCAGGGCTATATGTCTCACCGAAGTAATTCATAAGCTGTGTAGCTCCGTTACTATTAGTCTTAACGAATAGTGTACCACCTACAAACTCAGCTTCTACGTTGCCGAGGATACGTTGAACGTTTTCTAAGGCCAAACGTTCGAAAGCGTCATACTTTGCTTGTTGCTCAACTGTATTCATTATATAATCTCCGTTTCAACTTCTTCAATTTCAATGCGATCACCAATTTCAAACACACCTTCAGCTAATAATTTTTGAAGGGCTATCTGAATATCATAACTATCTGTACTGTCAGCCATTATAGAATTTAATGGACCACCTAAACCTACAAGAGTTACGTTTGCTACTGTTTTAAATAAAGCCATTATACAGCCTCTCTTTCGTCTCTCATTAAACTAAACATGATGTGCTTAGCGCGGTTGATATATTGACGTGCTGTCTCAACGTCTGGTTCACCGAACTCACCTGACATTGCTTCTTGCGCATCTGATAGGATACCAGCTGCAAACATTAGCTCCATACCTGGAAAACAATCACGTTTTACCATTGCTGCTAGTTGTGCTTCTGTACATCCAAACATCTTAATTTCGCTACTTACGTCTCTCATTTGTTTCTCTCCTTAATTAATATAGAACCATTATACCGGAAAGTCTAATTAATGTACATAGGCCCCCTTAAAATAAATAAGGTATACAGATCAATAACTTATGTATTATGCAAGTTATTGATTATATTGGACTTTAGTTTGGGTGTGCCCTGGAGCGCCTGGGACAGCGCGGGCTGGAGGATATATGCTACTTAGATTGTGCCCTAAAAGTGCCATCCCATTCAGCCGGGAGGCCCTCTTCCATACGTTCAATCATGTTCATGTAGTACTGCTTGATGGTTACGCTGTCATCTTCGACCAAACCTTTGGCCCATTTGATAGCTTTATCCCAGTTTCCACGATAGTATTCTTTTATGTATTCATTATGCGCGTGTTTAACTGTCTCACCGATCGTGTAGATCTTAATGCCTTCAGTCTTACCTTTCACTGCGATGTTATCTAGTTCAATAACGTTGTAATGGTCTTTAACTAGTTCTGCTGTGCGTGCACCTAAAACAAGCTTAACACCGTACGGCTTAGATTGTCCTTCAAGCCTTGACGCCAAATTGACTCCGTCACCGAGACAAGTATAGTCAAAACGCTGGCTAGAACCCATATTACCCACAACGACATCAGCAGTGTTAATACCAAGTCCCATCCCGAAAGCCGGTACGCCTTCTTTAGCAATCTCTTGATTGAACGCATCTAAGTCTCCTAACATTGATAGTGCAGTCTTAACTGCGTTGAGAGCATGATCTTTATCATCAAGTGGAGCATTCCAAAATGCCATCTGCGCATCACCAATATACTTATCAAGTGTTCCGTTGTTCTCTATGATCTTAGCAGTCATAGCTGTCATGTAACGATTCATGATCTTAGTTAAGCCTTGTACATCCTTACCATAGTGTTCTGATATGGTTGTGAAGCCTCTTACGTCTGTAAACATGATACTTAATTCTCTTGTTTCACCACCAAGCTTTAATAACTCAGGGTTCTTTTGTAGTTTATCAACCATTGCTGGTGATAGGTATGTACCAAACTGTTTCTTGATCTGTAGTTTTTGGTTTAACTCGCTTACAAACTTAACAGTATATGTATGAGCATATACGATAGCCAAAGCAACGATAGGAAAAATCCCATCCAAAAGAACGCCGTAATGAGAGAAAACATAACTAGAAGCGTAATACAAAAAGCCAAGAAGAAGCAAAATAGGGATAATAGCATATTTCCACCTTGATAGGATAATGATAAAGATTGATAATAATATGACTGCTAATACTTCAGCGCCATCTGCCCAGCCAGGTCGTGATATGCTAGTACCTGATGTGAGCGTGTCTAGAACTGACGCTTGAAGGTAATGAGGAAAGAGTCCACCTCGAGCTGTTGCAACTGGGTTGTTAAGTCCCTTTGCGGTAAGCCCAACAATGACGATACCTCCGTCAAATGATTCTGGGAGGTCCATAAGACTGTGTTCAATTGGAGTCGAGCTCCAGTCGACCCAGATACGACCGATTGGGTCGGTTGTAATTTTGGAGAAGCTTGGGATTCGAACAGCTTCGATTCCTGAAACGGAAGATTTGACTTGGAAACTTGGGTCTCCGACTGCGACACGCAAAGTTTCGAGAGTAATACTTGGGTAGAGCAAGCCTCCGCTTGATACGACCATAGGGATACGACGAACAACACCATCAATTTCAGGTAAGACATTTACAACTCCTATTCCAGCAGCTTTGTTATTAAATAGTTCAATGTTAGGTTGGATCCCAGGGTAATCAATAGTGAAGTCATGAGCTGGTGATCCAATCTCAGAGACTCCCGGTCTAAATGCTTGTCTAACTTGTTTATCTGTCGATGCTACCTGAGGTAAGACGACAGGGTGTCCAGCAAGACTATCAACCAAGTTGGCATCGCGTCCAAAGCGATCAGAGTCAGGCATAAAGATATTAAAAACAACAAGACCAGCATGACGGTGATAAAGATCCTCGATAATATTTGCATATTGACTCCTTGGAAATGGGAATTGACCAAGTCTTTCAATCGACTTATCATCGATGTTAACCACGTGGACTTGCTTGGAAACGGTCTGTGGTTTACTAGTAATTAGTGTATCAAAGTACCTTAGTCGAACTGACTGCACAAAAGATGGGTCAGATGCTCTAATACCTACTAGCAGAGCTAACGTTAACAGTGCAAACCAGGGTGATAATAATCTTTTCATTTGATAGCGTGTGTCTTCTTATGTTTTAAACTCTTCTTGATTGCTTTCTTCCAAAGCTTCTCTTCTTTTTTAGGCTTATGCTTAACGCATGCCTTATACATCTTCATTATTAGTTCTTTAACTTTCATGCTATGCTCCTTGTATTTTAAACTTAATATACTCTGTTATCAAGTCAGCGACGTCAGTCTCACAATACTGTTCAAACCCTTTAAATCCTGGGTTTGAGTTAGCTTCGCATACTCTAAAGCCTCTTTTGTCGAATAGTAAATCCACACCTGCAATATCTAGCTTAAGTACTTTTGCAGTCTCTCTAGCTATATATTCAATCTCGTCAGTTATCTCGTAGTTATGACCGGTACCACCATTAGTGATGTTAGCTCTGAAGTCACCCTCTGGTGCTGTACGTCTCATAGCTCCTACTACTTTACCACCTATGACAAGAACCCTTAAGTCCTCACCTGGACGGTCACCAAGATATTCCTGTACTATCATCGTCTTCTTAGCGTTTAAGATATCGATGAACTCCATCATCTTTTTGTACTCTCTTATGGTCTCACAGAGGTGTACACCTTCCCCATAAGAACCTGATACCAGCTTAACGACACACGGAAAGCCTATGTTATCAGTCACTAAGTCATCGTCTATAGGCAACCTTACTAACATCGTGTTTGGTATAGGTAACCCGTTCTTACTTAATATCTGTGATGTCCTTAGCTTATCTTTTACTATCTCGACAGCAGAGCTTGAGTTAACACACATCACGCCTGCTTGTTCAAAGTGTCTTATCACTGCTAGCTGGAAAGGTAGTATGCCTGCACCTAACCTAACCAATAATAACTTTGGTAACTCTATCGTCTCACCGTCGTACTTGATACCTTCACGTAGGTCTTTATCTACGATGATGTCAAAGTTATCAGGATGGCAGACACGAGCAGTTATACCTTTTGATGTAAAGCTTTCTACGAGCTTATTAGTCTCGTACTCGTTTCTTTCCTGCTTTGATAATATAATTACAGTCATGACACATTATAACTTATTATTTAATTAATGTAAAATTATTCGAAGCCTTCGTTGCGTTTTACACGCCATACATAAGACATCTGTGTTCCATCTGGCCTATCATCATTGATAAGTATACGCTCACCGTTTGGTAAGTTAAAGATGATGTCGTCAAACCTAATATCATGTTTCTCTAAGAACTTTATAGTATGCTTCTTAAGATACTTTGGTCTAGCAGTGATTAAGATTATATGGTCCTTTTCAGGTATAGTATCCCAAAACTCTTTAACACCAGGCAATAACTTATCTTTACATACCGCAGACTTTAATAGGTTATATCTTAATATAGTCCCATCAAGATCGATAAACCAAGTCTTGCGATGTTTAGACTTTAAGTTAGTTAACTTCATTTATAGTGGTAACCATAGCCATAAACCTTGTGACATCAATACTACACCAACCAAACATAATAGGAATGATGAGTAGAATAATGGCATTGACACTGCAAGGATAGACGCTGATAACAACACGATTGATAACTGGTAAGCTGTACCTGCATAACCGATCCATGGAGATCTCTTCTTAGCATAGTCACGGTCAGCTTCTAACTTCTTAGCTGTATCGTACAAAGCTGGTTTTCCCTCTGGACCAAAATCATATGACTTAGCTTTCTCTTCAAACTTCTTAGCTAGTACTGGGTTGGTTGCAGTCTGAGCTGAGATCTCATACTGTGTTTGCTTTACTGATTTAGCTTGGTAGAAGTTCCATAAGTCGTTTGCTTTGATCGTGTTGTTCATGATGAGTGAACCTAATGAACCTCCGAACCATACGTTAAATGCCAATAAAGCAGCAAATATATTAATGATTAAACCCGCATGTGATTTAATCTTAACCTCTTTTTCTGATCTTGAAGGTCCAATGTTCTTAGTCTCTTCCTTTGTTAATGTCTTAATGACCATATCTTCTAAAGCCATGTTAGTTTCCTTTTTGATTGATGGTTATACTATTGGTCGTTTGGTCTTGATTTTTTAAATTTACCGTTACGCCATTTTGTATAATATTTATATTGTATCCTTTATCTTTATCTATTAATACTGTAGCACTATCTTTAACTGTTCTTTGTATCATCCAATATGTTTGTTTGTCAAAAATATAAACTTGATTTAGAGCATTATATCCTACAACAAAAGTAGCTAACAATGTATTATCAAGAGCATTTGTTAAATAGTTTGTATCAAGAGGATTAACATCTAGTTCATTGAAACCCGCATATGGGTCTTTAAATACTTTTGAATCTAATGCATTTTGTTCCAATCCTGTAAACTCTAAAGCAGAACCAGATTTATTGGCTATTTCAGCTTGTATTCTTTCAACAACTTCTTTTGGAGGTTTAACGATAAGCATATTATCAATAGCTGATTCTGATAAAGCTAATAGAACAGGTTTAAGAGGTTTAATTTCTGATGATTTTGTTACTGTAGCTTGAAATGCTTGGTTTAAAACAACTTTTCCCATAGCTGTGCTAACTTCAATTGAACCAACTGAACCATCTGGATTAGGTAATAAAATAATGAGAGATTGACCTATTTCATCTACTGTCATTGTGAATGCTGTACCACGAACAGCAACAGTTGCCGTTGGTGTATTGATTGCTACATTCTTATTATTTTCATGTGCAATATTACCTGATGCATAGCGAACAGTTCCCATTGTTACATTGAGAGCTAATTTACCTGCACCTTTTTTATTGGGGTCATAGACAAATTCGTCTATAAGAAGTTTTGAATGTTCTGTGACTTTTACTTGAGTTTTATCTTCAAATGTAATGCCTACTATTCCATTGCCTGTTTGAACAATATCATTACTATCTATATTTGATTTAGGTTTAGCCTCTATTACATCTTTATTTCTAGTAATAGAGGCTGGACCTTTTTGTTCAGTTATAGAACCAATTACCGCCCAACTAGTGTTGGATAACAGAAACAGAAGCGTTGTTACCAGTAAGGTTAACAATCGCACTATTTGGGTTGGTCGTACCATCTTGAGTCACACTTATATTATTTGAATTACCAATGTTGTTAATACTAATACTATGGCCTGCACCAGCACCAGTACCATTTGCACCTGTTTGGCTTGTGGTGATACTGTTATTGTTACCTGCAATTGCTATAGTATCTGTAACATTTTTACTGTTTATGGTACTTGTTATCGAATTACTATTTCCTACAGTAGTGATGCTATAGTTATAATTACTCGAATCTCTCATTGTTCCTATATTCAATACAGAATTATTGTTACTACCTGAAAACGATAAATTTAAATTACCGTTATCAGTACCAAAGTTTCCGTAATTCAATACGATACCGTTACTATTACCATCTTGAGATATTACTCCTGTAGAACCACCACCAACAAAATTACCTGTGATAGAGTTGTTCATACCGTTTTGTGTGATACCTAAATTAATACTGTTACCATCAATCACAAATGATGGACTACCAACATTAGTAGGATCTCCTACCGTGTTGTTAGAACCTGTTTGTGTTATGGTGACTGTAGAATTATCAGCGTTAGTTTGGTCAATATAAACACTATTACCTCCACTATCGACTGCCAAAGCACTAAATGCTAATAACAAACCCATCACAAAAGTGATAAGCTTACTTTTCATTCTTTTTCTCCTTAAATTGCCACATACCTTTTTTTTCACCTTGAATAATCAATTGCTCTACCGCCAGGTCTGTAGCTGCTTTTATGGCGTGTATAGAAGCCTCTGTTTGAGATATTCCTATCTCTTGTTCAAAATTTTGTGTTCCATTATCAAAAAACTTAAATATAGCTACACCTGCTGTATAACTCAATATGGTTTTTTGAGCGTTTACTGTTAATAGCACTTCACCTGTTTGTGTGCTAATTGCTCTTATGCTTACAGTTACAACATCTTCTTGATATTGTGTGTCTGGTCCAATTCCTAACCAACGAACACCAATACCACCTGTTCTTATGTTTGTATCGTAACTTATAATACCTCCTTCAATAATCATACCTGCATATAACATAGGTCTGATACCAGAAGGATCTTTTGCTTCATCTCTTGCTGAACGAATTAATTGTCTTTCTTTTAATAAATTATCAATACCAACTCGTTCTACTATTCTAAACCATTTTCCGTCACCAGCATCTTCTAATGACTTTAACAATACTGTTTCACCACCTTGTGTTACAGCGGATGATAACTTAGCAATCGTAGCAGAATCTTTTCTTTGACCAGTTTTATCAGCAAAGCTATAAACAGCTACAACTACTTTACCATTAACAGGTTCAGGTAACGGAGTCTTAGCCCATTTCATTGGCATAAGCTCTGGTTCTTTTTTAATAACATTCATTGGCGGTGTGCAACCAATTACTACTATACACATAAGTGCTATTAATATTTTTTTCATATTAGAAACTTAATGTTCCAATAGGAATACTAACTTGCGTCACATTACCATTTTGATCATTAACAGTCATGTTAATCATGTCAGCTGTTTTGGTGTATGTAATAGTATTACCTTCAATGGTAACAGTTCCACTATTTTGTGGATTCTCACCAAACAGATTATTAATTAATTGTGTAGATAATTGAGCATAGACTCTGCTCTCAAAGTTAGTCAAGAACTTGGCTAATATAGTATTATTAGCGGCATTTGCTGCATCGATTGCCGCCTGTTTCTGTGCTTCTGCTATTGCTTGTTTACGAGTATATTCTGTATTCTCTATCGTTTGAACGTGAGAAGAGTATCCTATACCTGAAAAGGAAGGAGATTTAAATTGAAACGTCTGTTCTGCATAAGCGTTACTGCTTATCAGTACTACTGCTAGGATCCTGGCGAGCTTCATTCTTCTCTTTCTCTCTTAAAGACAGAATAACGTTCACCTTTTGATTGAGCCTAATAAGATCGTTGTCTAACATACGAATACGATCTATCAGTTCAATCAATACCTTATTTGAATCACCTAAAACTGGTTTAATTTCTTCTGTTACCCACTTCCATACATAAAAGATTAGATAACCTAATCCTCCAGCAGCAATAATGGGAAACCCATATTTGTTAATTAAAAATGCTATATCACCCATGTTAATCCCTTCGGGCGTCAGATTGTTCTGCTCTTGCTATTCTATCCAAATCAGGTGGGATACCTAAGGCATGACTTACTTTGGTATCTATACGAATGACGTCATGATTCATAGCTGCCACCCTTTTGTCAAGGGCTATGATAATACCACTCATGCCTTTAACTCCAGATGTTACACCAGCTAAGATAAATTTAAGGGTTAAGAAAACGAAATATCCTCCAGCAAGAGCTGAGGCTATGGGAAATCCTACCTCTCCTACTAACTTAAGAAAATCCATATAGCTATTTATATAGATTATGTCTTAGTTTGGAGTTCGTCTATCTCTTGTTCGATTGTTTTTGCAGGATGGTCTGGGATATGGTCTGCAGGCATCTTAGCGGGATGCCAAGCTTCCTCAGTTGCTGGGCTAACATACTCGTCAGGGTTAATACTATCCTCATAGTGCAAACCATGGTTGCCGTTCTGAGCTACAGTATCTATACGACTCTCATCCGAGTCTGCTTCTTCTGGGAGGGGTGTAGGATCTGGTTCAAGCCACTTACGTTTACGAGGCTTTTTCTTTTTAGGAGGATCAATAGGGTAATTGAACCAAAAAATAATATAAGTTTTATGCTGTCCTTTGGCTAATAATATTAGCCGGGGTTGATTCATTTTTTTTAAAAATATGAGGCGGCATAATATCCAAAAGAAGATGGATCCTATCCACTGAGCTATTGTTGTCAACAGAGTGTTGGCGCGTGTTATTAATTTCATAACACACACCCTCTTCCATATTAAACGTTTCATTGCCTACAGAAAAATAAATTTCTTTATGTGTCTTAATAGGAATGTGCAGTCTGTGGATAGAATTCAAGTAATACCCCATATCAACATGTGGCTTCACTTTTTTTCCTGCGGGTAAATTGATGTAGAGACACTTTCCTACCTTGCCGCCCAACTTAGTTTCTAGATGTGTCACAATCGGTTTTGTAAGTGCCACAAGCTGGTCATCAATATGGTGGTGTGTTAATGGATAGCCTATGCCATCCCAAGTGGCTTCTATATCAGTAATGAAGATATTTTTTGAGTCCCCGTGAAATAACTGATATCGCTCTTGCCTGCTCTTATTAATTTCCCACTCTTCCTGGAAGCTAGTAATTAATGAGCGAATGGCAGAAATATCTATGTTTTCAATTATTTTAAAATTACCTTCAAAGTTCATAATTTATTCTCTAAGGTTTAATATTAAACGAAGCGGTTTGAAAAAAAATTAAAAGTGTTTAGTTAGGACAACATTTAAAGATTGCATCGTAAGGTCTGCGTTTAAATTATTAGCGCTTCTGAAATGTGAAACGTCAATATTTGACCAATTATAATGGTACTCAGCACCCAAGCCCCATGCTTGATCTAGCTTATATTCTAGCCCCAGTTTAAAATTAGCACCAAAATTTACTGAGGTATCACTGACATTGCCAGGATTTACAATGTTAGCTCCACCAGGGTCTGTTGGATTGTTCTGCTCTTGCTATTCTATCCAAATCAGGTGGGATACCTAAGGCATGACTTACTTTGGTATCTATACGAATGACGTCATGGTTCATAGCTGCCACCCTTTTGTCAAGCGCTGTGATTATACCAGACATACCTTTGACTCCAGATGTTACACCAGCTAAGATAAATTTAAGGGTTAGGAATACGAAATAGCCACCAGCAAGAGCTGAAGCTATAGGAAATCCTACCTCTCCTACTAACTTAAGAAAATCCATATATGCTATTTATATGGATTAGTTCTTATTTTGCAGTTCGTCTATCTCTTGTTCTATAGTCTTATCAGGGTGTTCTGGGATATGATCTGCAGGCATCTTAGCGGGATGCCAAGCTTCCTCAGTTGCTGGACTGACATACTCGTTGATGTTTATACCCATAGATGGCTCTTCAGGTGGAGGAGGTGGTGCTGTAGGCACTGTATCCTCATAGTGCAACCCATCATTACCGTTTTGTGATACTACGTCTATCCTACCATCGTCTTCTGGCCATATGGGAGGTTCACCTATTGACCATTCATTTGGGGTATCTACGTCTTGTTTTCCTTCAGTAACACTTATGCCACCGCCAACTGTATGGTCAAAACCAGGTCTCATTATATTATGAAGAAATGGCTTTTCTATAGGATCAAGGTTGATTGGATAATTTTTCCACTTTGATAGGTCGTCTTCTACTTCAGGCTGTCTTTTTTTTAGCGACCAGTTTACAGCGACTAGCATGAGCACTGCAAGAGGGTCAAACACTAATACGATCATGATGATGACCCAACGGACTGCTTTTTCAAGCACGTTCTGGTCTAACGTATCACCATAGATTAATGCTGCGATGTACTTGATAGGACCAACCTCGGCCTCGATCTTACGAGCTTGAGATGCCACTGGAGCGCGTTCGCCCTGTAGCTTAACGATGGCTGCTTGAGATACAGATATCTCGTTCTGTAACTTCTTACGTTCATTAGCTTGTGAGCGTCTGATCTGTACAGCTTTGTCTGCACCAGTTTCGTCTGTAGATCTACTTAACTTCTGATCCACCTGAGCATCCATCTGAGCTAATGCTTTACGAGCGGCATCGATGTTATCACGCTGAGTCTTGATCTTTTCGTCAAAGATCTGTACTTGTGCTGATACGTCTCCAGCTGGGACTGCTTGGTCAAGATGGGCTTTTGATAAGAACCCAAAGATACCCATAGATGTAATCATCATGAGGATAATTACTGCTGTAGTAAAGTAGATCCTAAATGTATTAGGAACATCTTGCCAGTTTCTGTATAACCATGAGGCTACGACTAACTTAGATACTTCAAGTATCCCACCCATGATGATGATTGGAACTACGGCTGCAGCAAATATAGCTGTTAAGCCTGCAATAGAGTAGAACGCAGCGATACAACTCAGCGATATTGCTGATACAAACATTATGCTCGTCATTACTTTATCGTTCATTTTTTCTTTGTTCTAGCTCTTGTCTCTACAATAAGAGCATCTTGTATACGGATCTTATCGTCCTGTGCCTTAATTTGTTTCTTTAAATCTTCTATACGTTCGATCAATATTAGATCTTCTGAGTTTAGGTTATTCCATCTACTCGTTGCTTCATCTATACGTTTATTTTGATAGACGATCTGCTCATGATAATCCACCATCTGGATATAACACATGAATGATGTATATAAACATGCAGCGCATAATAACGTTAACATGAATCCAATTACTCTCAACTTAATTCTCATACTTTATATGACTCCTATGTACACGACAGTTCACGATCCCATTATACCACTTATCTGGGTTTTCTAATACTTCATTTTGCATTTGTAATTTTGCTTCAAAATAACTTGCGGTACCTTTGGATAAGCAAAACATTAGGATTTCCCGTTTGAACTTATCTTCTCCTAATGCCTTGACATCATCTATTACTTCTTTTGATGAGGACCAATATGTCCTCCAATCTGATTCTATCTTGCTGCGGATTTTCTTTTTCTTTTTGTTACCGTTTTTAAGCGTAACTGTTCTTGTAGCAGTCTTAGAAAATTTAGTGAGTTTCTTACCAATATACTTTTTATTGGTAATGCAGTTAGTAATGATATATACAAACCCAACATATTTATCGTCAATAGTCTCAACGGGCACATTGTTGTACATCCATGTCATTCATCATCCTCGTCTTCTTCAAATATATCTGCACCGCATACTGGACAATACACAATATCTTCAATCGTAACATCGTTAGTCTTAACGGTCACCTTGCCTGTTGACTCACAGTTCTCGCAATGAAAATATTTTGTTGCCATTATTGGGCTCCTCCCCATACATCTTCCCATGAACCTTTAAGTGCACCCTTCGCATAGTCGGTTACACGGTTCTCAAAGAAGTTACCATGAACTGGAGCATTGATCATCTCCTCAACCCATGGTAGCGGGTTCTTTTTAACTTTAAAAATACCTTTTAATCCGAGTGAGATCAAACGCCTATCAGCGATGTAACGGATGTATTGTTTAACATCTGCTGGCTCTAACTCTCTCATGTGTGTACCAGAGAATGATAAGTCAATGAACTTATCTTCAAGCTGTACCATCTTCTCAGCTATAGTATATATGCGACCCTTTAAGTCATCATTCCATATCTCGTTGTTCTCTTTGATAAATGTTTTAAATAGCTTAATCATGTTCTCAGCATGCATGGTTTCATCAACGATTGACCATGTAACGATCTGACCCATGCCTTTCATCAAACCATGACGAGGAAAATTAAGCAACATAATAAAAGAACTAAAAAGCTGCATACCCTCCGTGAAAGCAGAGAATACTGCGATGTGTGTTGCAGTTGAAGCAAGGTCACCGTTTTTCGAACTGAGTTCCGTAACATAGTCGTGTTTGTCCTTCATTTCTTGATATTCAAGGAATTCATTATATGTAGATTCTGGCATACCTAACGTCTCAATCAAGTGAGAGTATGCTGCGATGTGTAATGCTTCGCGAGCCGCAAAGCCCATAAGCATCATTCGAACTTCTGGTTGAGGGAAGTATGGTAGGTAGTTCTTAACATAACCGCCTGCAACGTCGATGTCACCTTGCGTAAAGAACCTAAATATATTAGTAAGGAACTGCTTCTCTTCCTTTGTTAACTTCTTCTTCCAGTCCTTAACATCTTCTGCCATAGGAACTTCTGTATGTAACCAATGTGCCTGTTCATGTTTCAACCATGCGTCATATGCCCATGGATAATTGAATGGCTTAAAGTATTCTCTCGTATCGGTTAATTTGTCTGCCATTAGATGTTCAACTCTTTCTTTAGTTCGTTAAATAAATTCATACAATGATCAAATCCTGCTATTGCTTCGTCTAATAGATCTATACTTAACTTAGAGTCTATGTATGCAATGCATGCAGGTCTATCTTCAAATGCATAAGCATGACTGGGTCCTGGTACTAACTTACCTATCATCTTACCACCGTATAAATCACCCATATGTCTTACATATACATGAGCCATGATCTGGTCTGGTCGACTATCAGCTAAAGATAATAGATGAAACATGTAATTCTTTGTACTTATATAAGGTGCCACGATAGTTCCACCTAACTCTGCAATATCAAGTGATATCTTATGAGTACGTCTAAGGTCTTCCATACCTTCAAACAGCCCATGAACTGTAGCGCATGCTTCTAGTGTAGAGTATATATGCCACATCTGTTGAAGGTATGTAAGATAGTGTTCCTTAGTTATCTTACCAGTGAACATATACTGGACAAAATCAGATCCTTCGACCTCTTTGTGTTTTGCTCGAGTATGTTCTGTAAGTATCGTTGCCATTACTTAGCGATTGGTAAGTTAAACTTAATACCAGTTGCTTGCTCGATTGCTGGTACAGTTGTTTGATACTTAGGCAAGTCTTTAACGGGTAATGCAGCGTTTGGCATTAACCATGCAGTAACTTTCTTACTATTCTTTTCATAAACGATCTTATATAAACGAGTAGGGATACCTAAACCACTACCGATCTTTTGATAACCTTGATCCCAAATACCACCAGAGATAACATAGAAGTCTGTGTTTGGTGTTGCAACCCATTGACGTTCATATGTTTCTGCTTGTTTCCAAATACCACGATTGTTGTTAGCTACTTGTGGAACCATGTTTGATAAGTTAAAACTCTCACTCATGATCGCATCGCTCTGTGTGTTGTTACCTGCTGGTGCCATATGACCGCGGTCATGTGTTTTACCAACGATAGCATAGTCAGCTAGGGATGCTGAACAGTTAGGTGTTACTAATGCATCAGGGTGAAAATTATCTTTACGTTTTGCTGGTCCACTGATTGCTGCTTTTGTTAAATGCTCAAACACTGCTTCTGGAGCTTTAACATCACAACGATGGATTACTGCATAGTTTAAATGACATAACTCTTGGTCACCTGCTTTTGCTGTATATGTTGGTAATGCTGCTTCAAACTGACTGCAGTCTTTTAAACCTGCAAATGCTGCTGTTGTTGCTGATGCAAAAAATAATGCTGCTATAATCTTTTTCATTTATTATCCTCGGTTTCTAAATATATATTACACTCACTTACTGTTATGTCTTTGATCTTTACCTTCTTACCATCGATCCTCACAAAGACATGAGGTTCAACGTACTTCTTCTTTAAAGATGCTGCATTGTTTGTTGCTAAAAAGATATTACGTCCAGCATCTTTTAATCTTTTAATCATTCCTTCGATATGCATGTTATGTCCAGACCCTATAGTTTTCGTAAGCACATGGATTTTTTGGATCCAACTCTCTGTAGAATAAACTGTTGACATCTTTGAATGGTGTCCATTTTGTTTCAACGAATGGGACTTTACCTAGATATGGGTCAGCATACTTCAATACGAAGTCATATGGTATTGCTTCTGGCTCCACATAACCTTCATTTGGGTTCTCAATTGCCCATATCATTGCACCTAACATTGATGCAACAACCTGTAATGATGTAGCGTTCTCTCCTGGTATTAGTCTCCTTGCTTCCTCGATAGTTAACTGTGAACCGTGCCACATACCAAAGTCATCCCCCAATAATAGCACACCTAATTCATCCATACCACCCACGATCTCATCCTTAGCGATGCGTAGTTTAGTATGTAGATCTAACTCTTTACCTCTCATCTCATGTACTGAAGCGATAGCTGCATCACATGGTTGATAGACGTAGTATACTGATGGCCTAAACGATTTATCTTTAGTTTCAAAGTATTCTGATATCGTTACAGCTTCTGAGTGTTGGATATGGAAGCCATTGTATTGACCACCTAATGGAACCCATGATCTTAGTAACACTGATACACCGGGTTGGAATAGGTATGCAGTGTTACCTTGTGCTTTACCATTCTCTGGGTTAGTATCTTCGTGTGTACCCCAACCCATCTCAGCGGGAGCTCTACCTTCTGCCCAAAAACCTTCACATGACCATGTATTTACAAACTCATTCTTTTCTTTTGGTTCACCAAGGACTTGTGTGTCACGTTCTGCAACATGTACTACCTTAACACCAACCTTCTTCATCAACTGTGCCCAACCTTCTTTATCGGTTGGTACTACATACTTGATGCCTTTCTTTTCTGCTAACTTGAGTAACGCTCTCTTAGTAAGGTGTGTCACCAAACCAGGGTTTGCACCATGAGTTCCAACAACCGTTGCTGCACCTTTGTACTTCTCTGCCATAGCACGAACTTCTTTATGAGTATGGTATAGTGTACGTTCTGCTAGTTTAGGGATAGTCTCGTCTGGTTCATCTTCCCATCTTTCAAGAGATGTATTGATGTAATGAACACCATGTTTTAAACACCATTCAAGGATCTCAAGTGCACCGATGTTTAGTGATACATCGATAACAAACCCACCTTCATCTACATACTTTGATAGTGTAGATTCTAAGTTATTCCTTAAGATCTCTTTCTTAATGTATGTGACTGCAGACTTACCATTACGTTCTTTAAAAGTTTTTTCGTTCTCACCCTTCTCAAGCACTATAATGTTAGATGCTTCAGATGTGATGTGTCTAAGGATTATTGGTAAGATCGCTTGACCTACAGATCCATAACCTAAGATCAAGATCTTCCTACCATCAAACTTTACATACTTCTTATTTTTATAGTCTATGAACTTACTAAAATTTTCTATTGCCATTTTAATCCCTATATTTTGTGAATAGTGTGAAGGTCATCCTTCACAGGCAAGACAAGTGTCTCCGTCTGTCATTGCTTTAAGGTTGATTTCCGCTATCACTTCACGTTCAATACGTTTAGATACTTTGTCTGCCTTAGCAATCTTATCCGAACGACAATAATACATAGTCTTTAATTTTTGTTTCCATGCCATAAAGTGTACTGCATGGACGTATTTGATGTTACTATCTGGTCTAAAGAATACGTTTAAGCTTTGTGCTTGGTCGATAAACTCTTGACGGTCTGCTGCATGCTGCACCACCCATCGTTGGTCAATCTCCATAGAAGTCTTGAACACATCCTTGGTCCAATCGTCAAGTATATCCAAATGTTGAACTGAACCATCATTCGCAATAATTGAAGACCAAACCTCATCATATTTATCACCAGCTTTCTCCTTTATAATCTTGTCAAGGTACTGGTTCTTGTGTAGATGGGATCCTGATAAGGTATCTTGTCTATACGCATTTGCTCTAAATGGTTCGATTGAGGGTGATGTATTTCCCATGAGGATCGAAGAACTAGCGTTAGGAGCAATAGCCATAAGATGACTAAAACGGTTACCCGTACCCACTGCGTCGGGTGCTTCACCTCGTTCTTTACCCAATTGCTGATTCGCTTTGTCCAAGCTTGATCTAATGTGTGCGAAGATCTGTTTATTAAGTCCCGTTGCCATTGCACTTTCCCAGGGAGTATTTCTTCGCTGAAGGAGAGCATGCCAGCCAAGAGCACCAATGCCAATGCTCCGCTCACGAGAAGCAGAATACTTAGCACGCTTAATAGTGCTAGGAGCATTGTCAATAAAATATTGCAAGACATTATCCAGCATTTCTGCAACATCTTTAAGAAAAAGTTTGTCATCTTTCCAATCATCATAATACTCCAAGTTTAAACTAGATAAGCAGCATACAGCTGTTCTCTTTTCATTAGTAGGTAAAATAATCTCGGAGCATAGGTTAGATTGATGTACTTTTAAACCTTTGTCCTTTAACCATTGAGGCAACTTTCTATTAGACTCATCGATAAAGTGTAGGTATGGTTCACCTGTTTGCATACGTAATTCTAATAGCTTTTGCCATAATTCTTTTGCTGATACCACTTCCCTTACTTCACCTGAGTGTGGATCTTTTAGTTCCCAATCATCGTTAGCTTCAGGATCCTTCATACAATTTTCAATAATCTCCATGAATGCATCAGGAATATTAACACCATGATGTAAGTTCAAGCACCGCATGTTTTGGTCACCTGTTGGCTTACGCATTTCCAAGAACATCATAATGTCCGGATGACTAATGTCAAGGTAAGCAGCGTAGCTACCCCTACGAGTACGACCTTGGCGGTATGCGAGAGAACTAGCGTCGTACATTTTAAGATGAGGCATAACACCAGTAGATTTGTCATCAGCACTACGAATACCAAAGCCGATGCCAACACCACCCCCAAGCATAGATAGCCAATTTGTTTCAGATAAGTTTTCAACTAAACCCTCCGCGGTGTCTTCAATAAAGTTAAGGAAGCAGGAAATTGGAAGACCTCGTTTGCTGCGGCCAAATGAAAGGATAGGAGTAGCATAGGATAACCAGTGCTTGCTGCTATACTCATATAATCTTTGCGCATGGAATTTATCTGTTGCGAAGGCTGATGATACGAATGCAAACCTCTCTTGAGGACTTACTTCATTATCTGCCATGTATGACTCTTTTAACCTAATCATTCCCAATTCATCGAACAATGAATCTCGTGAATAGTCTACCTTAATACCGTGGACTTCGTCAGTCATTTTAACTCCAATAATTTAATTTAACTATTTTGTATTTATACTTGGGATTCTACTCGATAGGCTGATAGGCACATATCTTTCAAACTATACTGTGGGTGTAACAGGTTGAATTGATTAGTAATTGCTAGGGATGCTGGATCACCATCTCTTCGACCTGCCATTTTTACTTGAAAATCTATACCTGTGACCTCTTTCATGGTCTTAACGACTTCTTTGACTGAGTATCCATTTCCTGTTCCAATGCATTCATACGGCGTGTTAAAAGGACCATGCTTAATAGTATCACGAATAGCGTTAACAAGATCCACAACATGAATATAGTCCCGCACGCAACTCCCATCACGTGTATCATAATCATCTCCATAAATTGACATATAATCTCTTTTACCTGCAGCTGTCTCTGCTGCTATCCTAATTAGATGTGATGCTCGACCAACTTGTCTGTGTATACCATCAGAACCTGCAACGTTAAAGAACCTGAATATGGTATATGACCTTGATTGTTCTTTGATGACGTCTTCTGCTGCCAACTTAGACCTTGCATAAGGTGACTGTGCATCAAATGCTCCAGCTGTAGACGCAAATATGAAGTGAGGTTCACCATTTATACGCTGCCTTAACATGTTTACAGTACCACCGAGGTTTGCTGAGTAGTACTTAGTTGGTCTTGCAACGCTTTCTTCTACTTGGATTAACCCTGCAAGGTGTACGATGACATCATAGTCTTCATCAACCACATGCTTTGTTACATCTTTGATAAGGATTCGTTGACAGTATCTTGTAACATCATGATTATGTTTCTTCCATTCAATATCAAGACCGGTTATCTGGTGTCCAGCTTCAAATAAAACCTTTGCTAGATGAGATCCGATATAACCTGTAACACCTGTGATTAATACTTTCAACATTTTCTCCATTCAATAAACTTAAGCTTTGCTTCCATACCTTGGAATGTATTCGTATTTATCGTATCCATGATAGACTCAATAGATTTACCATGTAACACCATCTCATTAATATCTTTATATTCTATGGTTTCTGGCCATAGGCATACTGCGTAGTCCTCATCAATTAACTTCTCAATAAAGTTACAGATTTGTATGGATCTTGGTTCATTATCCATGATAAGAGTTGCATTATCTTTGATTGCTTGTATGAACTTAGTATCAAACCCTGCACCAGCCACAGCTATTGCATTAGGGATAAACATAGAATCTATTGGACCTTCTGTTACATAGATCCTCTTTATATGATCCATACGATCTATACCATAAATCTTTTCTTTCTTTTCATCTAACTTAATTGTGATGTACTTGGGTTGTTCTTTACCAAGTGCTCTACCTTGAAAAGCAATGCATTTACCATCTTCATCATAGAACGGGATGATTAACCTTGGTGTATCATATGTTGTATCTGTAAAACTATATTTTAGTTTATTGACAAACTCTTTAAACTTGGGTACATAGTAGAGATCTTTCCAACGATCTTGCGGTATCTTACGAGATATAACATATTGTAAAGCTTCTTGGTTAGATTGTAAAGGTTGTGCACCTGCCAAGATAAGGTCTGTACATATAGGCTGTGTGATCTCAGGTACGACTTCTTCGACCTTAGCATGAGGTGTGTGCTTAGAAGTATTTTCTTTATACCGTTCTAGTACATACTCGCTATAGACAGTTGGGTCAAGGTGTTTAATGAGGTTACCAATGCTCATGGATATGCCACAGTTATGGCACTTATACACTAACCTGTCTTTGTTCTTATAGACAAAGCCTCGAGCCTTTAACTCGTTCTTTTTGGAATCACCACATACTGGACAACTAAAGTTCCAATAGTAGTCATTTTTCTTTTTAAAGTTACGGAGTTTGTAGGAGATTTGACCTACGAATCTTGCATCAATGTATAACATAGAACCATTATATAATATAACTCAATTAAAGTACATTAATTTTCTAATACTGCTACGATGTTCTCTTCCAAGATCATGACACGTTGGGCACCATCCACGGTTGCCAGCTGAGCTTTTGACCAGTCCAATAGGATCTTGTCACCCACCTGCACTTCTGTCACCTCTGGGCCGATAGCCAGCACTGTACCTGTCTTTGATTCCCCATGACGGTCTGAACCCTCGATTAATATGCCTGATGCAGTTTGGTTATCACGTTTGTTCTCTGCTACTAATACTTTCTTGCCTAATGGTCTTACTGCCATGATGTTATCCTTTAATGAGCCAGATGTAGCTGGCAAATATGTTTAAGAAAAAGAAGTAAACATTTTGAATCAAGAGGGGTTTGTTTGGGTGGACCTTATGGAAATGGTGCACAAGGATACCATGAGCTATGACAAAGCCTGGGAAAGCATACTTCATGAACGGCAGTTTTAATGCCACAGATGTACCGCATAGGATGAAAAGAGTCGTGGATAACCACTTAATATCAAAGTACTTCATAATGTATTATAATATAAACGTCAATTAATGTAAAATTAATTAAGCGTAGTTAGGTGTTTCTGTGCCGTTAGCGATTGTAGTAACTAAGTTATTACTTTCATCATAGATCTTAATGTTATGATGAGTGTGTTTATGCTTATGAGCGTGCTCTTTAGCTTGATCTAATGTTTCAAAGTCCATTGAATAGACTCTTAACATAGGACCTTGCCATTTTGTTAATTTAACTTTATGTGCCATGTCTTACTCCTGAAAATAATTTAACCAGATTTCTCTACTATTTATACAATATTCATTTAGTAAAGCTTGATGAACTTTTACGTTATACTCTGGATACTGATGAGCCTGATCCAGTGTGTATGCAATATTGTTACTACTTGTTGGATCAGAGTGAAAGTCCTCATGCATCCATGGTATCTCGATACTTCCTATAACTGGTACACCTTGACTAACAAAGTCAGCAGCCACAATATTAAATGTTTCAGAGAAGCTTACCTGCATACCTATATCCATTGTAGAACATAGTTGAATGAACTCTTCCCTTGGTGTCCATTCATGATTAACCAATCTATGACCACGATCATAGAGGTGTTCAAATAGTCCAATAAGGTTACTTAACACTGGACCACCATTCATTTCAAGTCTTGCCGTATTAATATGGAAGTTTAATAGTTTACCAGATTCCTCAGCAAATTTTAAAGCACCGTACGCCTGTACGAGATGACTCTTTAATGGTCTTACCGCACCAAAGCAACCAATATCTATCGTATCTTTATTTGATATGTATTCTTTTGTCTTATAGCCTGGTGGATAGTAGTTTGGTAGATATACAACCTTTTCGTTTACCTCATCGTCTGATAAACCAAAAGCTGTTTGTATATAGAACTGTACCTCATCAAGCATTCTAGGAGCGTTGCAGGATAATATAATGTTCTTATGCATGGCGTATTCAGCTATCCAATTCATAGCTGGTCCTTCACCCGCCATAAACGGCATCTCTGAATGGATTCTTATAATCCACTTAACGTTTGGATGAAGTTTTTGAAGGATTACAAATTTTTCTGGTACAACCCATAGTGCCTCAATGATAACATGGGTTGGTCTAAATAGGGTTACTTCTCGATCGATCTTATTATTATCCTCAACAACAACGAGCTTTGATTCAATACCAGCTGCCTGAAGCATGTCGTCCATGAATTTTGCGGAATTATAGAGACCAGTGGATACTCCTATATGGTCGTCTTGTTTTGCGTAGAAGTTTGTTTTACGCTTTAGGATGAATAATGTTTTCATTGTTTAGTGTCAGTCAAGTCAGTTTTAATAATTGTATTTATAACGACAGGGCTTGATCCTGTACATCTTTTTTGTATCGAGCCATCTTGTCTAAGTAACCTTGATTACGTAGTTCCTTAAACACTAGGTTCTCGAATGAGAATTCACCACCTTTTAGGATGGCAGCGCCTCTCATGTCTCTTAGTTTATCCTTGAGGTTATTGAATGCTTCTACATCCATCTTGTTCTTGATCATATCATCGATCATATCCATATAGAACTTAATCTTCTTCTTAAGGTATGGGTTCTTTAGGAAATCATCACCAATGAATTCTGGCTTGGCGATCCATTCATCCTTTGTCAATGAATAGACACCTTGGTCTTTAGGGTATGCTACTGACTCGTCTTGTGCATAAGGCTCAAGACCATATCCAAGGATAGTAATCTTATGGGCCATAGTCCACATGACTTTCTTATCTTGTAAGTAGTCGTCTAGTAATGGGTTATCTTTGGCAATCTCGGACTTATTAACAACCAAGTGAACATCAATATCAGATAGATCAGTATAGTTGTAGTTGGCGTTGCCGCCGAGCATGATAACTTCTTTAACTGCACTTTTAGGGATCTTAGCAAATTCTCTCCATGCTTCTGCAAACTGAAGTAGCTTGGCTCTTACTTCAGGCTTTAGTTGATATTCGTTCCAGAGTTTTGGGTTTAGTTCGGTATGGTACTGTAGTTGAAGTTTTAACTCTGATATGTACTGAGCGTATTTCATTTGAAAGTTTTATTAATCAACCAACCAATAACAACAGCTCCGCCGATGACTACCCAGCGCCATACTTCAAGGACTTTAACACGAGCATCGATGCCTTTAAGCTTCTCTTCTATAGCAGATTGGATCTTAGCATGACCTTCTATGCTGTTAGCCATAGACTGGTCTAGCTTCTTATTGATCTCTTTAGCTATGTTATCTATCTTTACGTGTATGTCTCTTATGTCGTCTTCGTTACGCACAGTATCTTTCTCTATGACATTTATTCTTGTATCATGTACAGCTAATAGTTTACTAACATTATTACTAACTTCAGTAAGCTTATCTATCGATAAATCAAGCTTCTCAACTATACGTTCTAATTGTTCGAAATCATTTGCCATTATAGATCTTTTCCTGTGATGTTACCCAGTCTTGTAGTGCTTTTAGTTGCTCTGATAACTGATGGTAGTTGTTATAGTTGATGCTTATTGTTTCTCCGACGGCAGAGAGATTAACTCCGGAGGCGGATCCATCAATTCCTTTGGAGGTGTCGGGAACTTCATTTTTTGCGGCAGAATCGTGGAGCAAGACAAAAGACTTAGGCACACTGCACTTAGCATCAGACTCTTTAACATGTTGAGATAACTTCTTGATTTCATTACCCTTCTCCTTGATTACCTTTGTTTGTGTTACATATTTCGTTACAATTTGTTTTGATCTCTTATCAGCTTCAGCAACCTTACGATCCATGTCAGCCTGAAGCTTCTCAGCTTCAGCTCTCCATAACATATCCTTAGAGTATGCACCAGTAAAATAACAACCAACGCATAGTACTACTAATGATACCCATTTAAGTATGATGGCTGATAGCTTAACACCTGGGATATTACCGAGTATGGTGAATATTACAAATCCAATCCCACCTACACCCACTAACATCGTTGTTGCTTTTAATAACCATGCATCTGGAATAAATGATAATAAGAACATATTAAAATACCTTGTTGTTTCGGCGCGCCATACTTACTGCACCTTGATTTGTCTTCTTATACTTATCTATGTCTTTCTTCTTGAGTAATGGTGTAGTAGCTGCATCTGTAGATGTCATCACCCCTGTTGCATTAGCTGGAGCTGCACCTGCACCACCTCCACCTGAAACACCACCACCTCCAGCACCACCATCTTCTTCAATGCTCTTGATGAACTTTTCAAGAAGGATAGTTTCCTCAGCAAAGTAAACACCCATACCCATCAAAGTATGGAATCTTTGTTCCATCATTGATGTCGTCCTATCATTCTTTTCATAATACTCTTTGATTAGGAAGTATGCTGTAACTAAACTCTTTAGCTTATTTTCTCCACCTGGCAGTTTGTTGATTATCTTCTTCATGTTAAAGACCAATCGATGTAGGAACGTGTACGCATTTCTTTGTTCACTCGTCGTGAAAAAAGATGGCTTTATGAGATTTTTTCCTTTTTTATCGATGATGCCAAGCTTAAAGGCATCAGTCTCACTGAAGGGCTTAACCAACATGGTAAGTACTCTTAACGCTATTAAATTATCTATTACTTGTGACATTAAATCTTCCTAAGTATTTTTATTATGTGTTCATCTAGCTTGACATCAGACATCTTTAGCTTGTGTTCTGGTAACTCATCTGGCATCCTGTTAAGGAATATCAAAAACGTTACTAAGTAACTCCAATACTCTTCATCTATCTTAAAGAATAACATGTTTGTTGTTTGATCACCAAATAAGTTATATAGTACTATCAAGTGGTTAAGTATTAGGTTCTCTTTAAGATCCCCTTCGCTCTTATACCTATTGAATAGCTTCTTTAAGTATAGAAACCTCTTAAGATCATCATTAAACTCTTCCAATGAATAGCATTGGGTATTGTCATAATGATGCATCGCATAGGTTAAAAAATTATCTTCTGTCAACAATTGGTCCATATTAAAAGAGGGGAGTTAACCTCCCCCACTTAGTTAAGCTGTTACTGTTAATGTTACTGCGTTAGAGATAGCATTTGTATTAGCTGTATCAGTACCACAGATTACACGGATCTTCATACCAGTATCACCTACAGCTAGATGGCCAGAATTAATACCTAATGTATTAGTATTATAGCCCTTCCATGCTGCACCGCTGATGTTAGTCCATGTAGTACCACCATCAGTACTTTGTTGCCATTGGTATGTTAAGCTATTATAAGCACCAGTTGCAGCAGAAGTTACTGTGAATAATGCATCAACTCCAGCATTTGCTGCAGCTGTAGCGTTAACCGGTTGTGCAGTAATGATTGTAGTAGCATCAAGTAATACTGAATCGTCAGCTGTACCTGTTGCACCAGAAGCACCTTTAGCTGGGTTAGCATCACCTGTTACTGATTGTGTTTGTGCTGAGCCCATAGCTATTAAGATCTCTGATTTATGACGTACGTTACCGTTAGAGTCTGTATATGATACATACTCAACCCAACCTGGTGTCTTAAGACCACGACCACGGTTTTCAGCGTTTGAAGCTTCGTCTACGTCTTCGAAGTATAAACCTCTACCGTTGTAGTTATGGTCATTAACGTTAGCTTCACCAGTACGTTGTAGTGTTTGAACGCCAACACCAGCACCTGTTAAGTTAACTTTACCTGTAGCACCACCCGCGATAGCATTAGCTTGTGTATCATAAAGACTGATAATACCTGATGTAGCTGTAAGACCTACATAGTAAGTTTTACCGTCTGTTAAGCCACCGATGACTGTACCACCATTGATTGAATATACAACACCGTCGCCCTTAGCGAAGTCAGTGTTTGCACCCGTTAAATCTATTGTTTCTGCTGTAGTATTAACAGTCGTTGCACTGTTAAAGTACGCAATTCGTGCGACATACTTAGGCTTTGAAGCCTGATTGTCGTGATTTCCCCATAAAGCCATTTTATTACTCCTTAATTAGATTAGTTATTTATACTCTAGCACCTGACTTAGATCCCGCTGGTCTGCCACGTCCGCGTTTCTCTTTTGTTTCATCATCAGGTTTCTCATCAGTCTCATCATCTTTTTGATTAGCACCACCATACGCTGTACCTTTAACTAGATTGATATGCGGATGGCTTGTATCTGGTTTAAACTTAGGATCATACGCTGATTGACTAGCTTGTCTTAACTTCTGAGCGTCTCTTAAGTCATCGATCTTACCTTCATCCATAACTTGTAGTGTTGCTTTGAGATATGGTGACATCTCTGCTGATACTTCTTCTTTAACAGGGTTACCAGTCTTAGGATCTAACTTAGTAACTTTACTAAAGTAATGTGAATGTTGTTTCATTGCATCTGAAGATTTTACTGGTTTAGCCATTGAATCATTTTGAGACCAACCATCTTTTGGGAAACGCATTTCATCTTCACACATTTCACCTTCATTAACACCAGCTGCTTTCATGAACTTAGCATGGTCAAAACGTGGGTTTTGTTTCTTAAAGATCTCTGCATGATGATGCGCAAGTTCTTTACGTTTCTCTGCAGATTCATGACCTTTAATAAGATCAGCAACCATTTGGAAGTCTTTACGTGTAGTAGCTTCTTCTAATTCTACTTCTACTTCTTCTTTAGCTAGTTTCTTAATAGCAGTTTTAACACCTTTGTCTCTGTTTTCAATCTTTCTTGTATCACGACCCTTTTCTGTTTCATTATCATCTTCGTCTTCATATGGTGCATGATCTTCATGACTCCAGTCGTCTTTACGTTGATTAGAATCTTTCATAGCTTTTTGAGCGTATGAACCTAAAGTTTTCTTAGATAACTCAGCTATGAGTGCAGCCTCTTCTTTAACTGACATCATACCACGATGAGCTAAAGCTTTAGCACGGTCCATTTCATGACCTTTTTGAACTGGTTTCTTAAAGTGTGTAGAAGCTTGCTGTGCAGTCTTATGACCAGCAAGTACTGCAAGTTCTTTACCTGAGATACCATGTTGTTTACCAACCGTATCATAGTCTGCAGGTGTAAACTCTTTATGACTTGAGTAACCCTTCTTAGTAGCATGATGCATCATGTCAGTATAGATGTCTTTCATCTTACCTTCATCGATCTGTACTTCTTCTTTAGTTACTTGAGCCGCAGTCTTATGACCAGCAACAATAGCAAGTTCTTTACCTGAGATACCATGTTCTTTACCTACTGTATCATAATCAGCAGGAGTAAACTCTTTATGGCTTTTATATCCTTTTTTATCGGCGTGCATCATCATTGAAGTATAGATGTCTTTCATCTTACCTTCATCGATCTGTACTTCTTCTTTAGCTACTTTCTTAATAGCTCTCTTGATGCTGTCTTCACGGTTCCAAGCTTTACGTTGATATTTTTGTCCAGATTTTTCTAAGGCCGCTTTTAATCCAGGATTACGTTTGCGTTCAGCAGTCTTTTTAAATTCTGATGCTAATTGACCATGGATACGAGCGCTGCGCGGAGCTTTGTCTAAATATCTAAGAGCTAAGTCTTTGCTTATCTCATCGATAGCTTCTACTTCTTCTTTCATGTATGAAGATTTTTTATCGTGCGTTACATGTGTAGGCAAATCTTCTTTTTTGGCTTTACCAGTATGACCAGATCTTGAATGACCTATAGTGCCATATGGATGCTCTGGAAGATTTTTTTCTTTTTTAATTTTTAATAACGCGTCATGACCCTCTTTTGTTTTCATTCCAATATAATGAGTATTAGATTTTGTTTGATCACCATGATCGTCATGCTCATGACCAGCTTTAACTAAAGCAATTCTAATATCTTTTGAAGTTTTACTATTATGGCCGCCAATCCACTCTGGCCGAGTGTGTTCTGGACCACCTACAAAAGCGCCTTCGTTTAACTCTGCTTCTTCTTTTTGTACTTTAACAGGGTATGATTTACCTTGGAACTCAAACTCTTTCTTGCCCTCTTTATGAGCTGCATGAGCGGCCATACGGAGACCAGATTCGTCTACGTCTGCCTCTGACATCTTAGCTTTACCAGCTTGTGCAGGCCAGCACTCGTCAGTCTCTTTTTTCTTAGCTTCATTGATGAAGTCGTTAAACTTTAACATATTAATATCCCTCTCTTTTAAGTTTTTTAGCAGCATCAATGATGCGTTGGTTATGTTTTGAAATCTTATCTTTAATATCAGCTTTTTCTTCAGGATGATCTGCTGCTGCATGTTGTTTATGAAGCTCATGAGCATGTGTCAATGACTTACCCATATAGCCTGTCCACTTTTCATCAGTAGGCATGTTTGCTTCTGCGACTCTTTCTATGTCTGTAGTCCTGATACCAAACATCTTACGATGTTGAGATTTATGTTTACCATACTTCTTAAAGTATTTGAGGCTATCTAAGTTTTTCATATCGTCCTCAACGTTCTTTGTTAAGAAGCCTTCTTTCATACCCATCATCTTTTTCTTTTCCTCTGCATCCTTCTTAGGAGTCTCTGTGCCTTTATCAGCAGGGTTGTTTTGACCTGTAAAAGCTCTCTGTGCAACTTCTCTATTCTTAAAAAAGTTAGCAAGTACTTTATGACCTCTTGACTCTTCAACTTCTTCCTTCTTCATGACTTTAGATTGTGTCTTAACTTGCATGGTTTTAGGTTTAACTTGTGATCCTGGAATACCATCATGATGATGGGCTTCTGTTAATGATTTATGCGGTACAGATGTCTTTTGTGTACCATATGAACCACCATGGAAGTGTACTGTATCATTGTCACGTGTAGCTTTCCATTTACGACCTGTCTCATCTTTAAATGAATGAGATTCACCATGTTTTAACTTAGCGATTGGCTCATGGTGTTCAGGATGTAGTGGGATCGAGAATGATTTACCGTGGTTAACAGTCTTCATTGTACCCCAATCATACTTACGTGATGACACTGTTGCTTCTTCGATATGTTCTACCTCTTCTTTTTGTGTGCCAAGCTTCTTAGTAGCACGGTCAATACCAGCGATACGTTTGTTTGCTTTCTTAAAGTCTGCATAAGACTTCTTAGAGTGTTTCTCTGCAGCTTCCCAGTCACCAGCTCTTGTATAGTGTGATGCCCATTCACCAGCTTCTTTACCTGCATAAGTATGGGAACCAACATCTCTTGATGCTTTAGGAATGTATCTCATAAGTGTTGACTTAGATACTTCATCGATCTGTACTGATTCACCAATAGTATGAGCTAACTTATGTCTTTTAGCAAATTTTTGTGCTTGTTCAACATGATCTGCATGTCCATGAAATTTACCTGATTTATCAATATTATTTTTAATATGATTTAAATCGCGTGACATCACTTTAACATTAAAATTAGATTTGTTATGATCCAATTCTTTATCTACAGCATCATGAAATTTAGCAGGTTCATGAAATGTAATAGATTTTGTTTCATCGATCTGCTCTTCTTTAAGTGATCTCTCTGCACGCTCATCACCTTTAACTCTATTTGATAGCTTACGCATGTCATCTTTAGCTGTCTTCTTATAAGGACTTTGATGGATGGCATAAGCACGATTCACATCCTTAGCAGCTTTATCTCTGTAAGATTGGTATGTGCTCTTCTTTAACTCATCAAGGTTAACTACTTCTTCTTTAGTTAACTTTTGTTTAGGTGTAACTGTTTGTCCTGCAGTTGCAGCATCATAAGCTTGACGTATAGTCTTATACTTAGATGGACCACCTTCAACTGGAACTCCATTTCGTGTTGCACCGCCACCTGCCTGTACTTTAATTGGTTTAGTAGGAACCATTTTCTTTGTAATAGGATCGTATACTTTAGCTTCGTCTAACTCTACGTCTTCCTTAGCAAGTTTTTGTTTTGCCTTATAAACACCATCTGCACGATTAACATACTTCTTATCAAGATGTTTCATTTCAGGTGTATCATCAGAGAATTTACCATGAGTCGTATCTCTAATAGATCTGAGTTTAGAATAGTTTTGTTGATACTTGTCTTCTTCCTTCTCAGCTTTCTTAACATAAGAACCTAAAGTTTTCTTTGAGATCTCGTCGATCTGTTCAACTTCTTCTTTTAATTTAGCTACTCTATGTTTGTGCATCTTAACTATATCACCGCTAGCAGTTTTAATATGCCACATATCACCAGTACGTTCTTTTGATGAACCAACAACTGTGCCGTGTTTACCAGAATCAAGACCAGAACCAGCTAATACAGCAGCTTTATGACCAACTGCTACTTTAGCATCACGATCGATAGGGCCATGTTCATATCCTTCTTTAAAATCTTTAACTTCTTTTTTCTTTTGTGTTAAAGGGATAGGAGGATTTAAAACCTTTTTCTTGTCAACTACATCTGTACCGATACCTTTATACTCAATAGCTTCTGAAAGGTGTGCATCACATGATTTATGTGGACACTTATTAACATGATGCATGAAGTTTTGTGCATGTTCTTTTGATGGGAATTTAAAGAATACACCTTTATCAGATCCACCTGCATGTTCACCACCATGTTGTTTAACACCAGCCATGACATGCTCTACATCTTTTTCATGTGGTTGTTCATCGTACTTAGAACCATCAGATACATGTACTAAATGCTCTTCTTTAGCTTCTCTCATGTCAACTTCTGCTGTAGAATTTTGTGATACTGCAGCTGACTCTTTTCTTTGTTTAGAATAGTATGCTGCGAGTGCCATTTGTTTACGCTTTGCAGCAGACTTACCTGCAAACTTAGGATTATCTGAGTGTACAAAGTCATCTATCCACTTACCAGCTGGTGTGGACTTGGTTAAGATCTCATCTAGTCTTTGTGTTAGGTCTTTGTACGACTTCATTCTTATTCTCCGGGTTTCTTAATTTGTTTTAATGATGCGAGGATTTGCCATTCCCACATCTTATGTTTATCCATACGGTCTGCTACAAAGTTAGCAAGGCCTTGTTGTTTTTCTCTTGTAGCATCATCAAATAGCTCTGTCAATACGTGTAGTATCTCTGTGTTTGCATGTAGTAAGTTAACTAACATCTCACTGATGTTTTCAGGCTTAACTTTATCTTCCTCTATAGTCTTATAGCTATGGATCTCTTCAAGGCTGATAGGTGCATACACATCAAGTTTACGCAAGTTCTCTGCAAATGGGTCTACAGCTCCATACGTATCTTCATAGATCTTTTGGAAGAACTTATGGTACTGACTAAAGAACATCCCTTCCACGTTCCAATGGTATGAATGACTCTTGAAGTACATACAAAACGTATTACCCAATGCAACCTTCAACGTAGCGATTAGCTTTTCCATATTTATTTTCTCTCGGTTTGCTGTCTCATCCATGAATCATAATCTAGGAGAGTATTAAGGTTTTCTTTTTTAATCTTCTTTTCAAAGAAAGCACTAAAGCCTTTGCCTTTTTGTTTATTTGGTTCATCATCTGCTGGTGGTGCCATATTAGCTGGTAGTGGTACAACCTTAGTAACCTTTTGGCCTTCTACTTCACCGTCTGCCGACTCCTGTGTATACTCGCCGTCTTTTGTGATGTAGCATTCTTTACCGTACTTCTTACCAGCTGCTCCAGCTTCTCCTCTTGATTTATGAGGGCCAGATAAGATATCGTTTGACGCTGTACATCTTACGTAGTAACCAGCTTCGTGTTCAGGTTTGATCTGTACACCTGCTGTCTCGTTCTTTGTCATCACAGACTCAGTAGCATACATGACTTTACGTCTACGTAGATGACGGTCTGTCTCTAGTGTATGACCAACTTCGGTATGTTTATGGAACGGGTACTTTTGTAAATCATCGATCTGTTGTGAGATGTTAGGATCTAAGACTTGCTTGATCTCTTTGTCATCAGGTATGATGCCTTGGTTCATCTTATGCAGCTTCATGAAGTCAGAGTATCTTAATACGTCTTGAGCTATGTTATAGGTATCTGATACGCCTTCCTTGATAGTCATCTTATCAAGCTCAGCTTTATGTTTTTCCCAATGTTCTTTATGAGAGTCAAAGCATCCTAGTTTCTCTAGTGATTCTCTTGACTTCTTATGAGCTTCTTGAGCATCCTTAACATGCTTGAACGTATATAGTTCTGGCTTATTAGGATCAAAGTCATACATCTTAAGGTATGCATCAGTTGTCTTGATAGCATTTAACATGGCAACTGGGTCTGTAGCTTTGTCCATCGTTAGTTTAAAGGCTTTTGAGCCTTGTGGACAATGATGCATATTAGTTGTCGTGTAGCCTTTGTAGGAGATCTCATGACCTTCGTTGACCTCTACTTGCTCAGGCACACAGTTAGGGACTGTCTTACCATTTTTCTTTTTAAGGCCGATAGCCTTGTAGCCTTTCCAACATGCTTTAGATAGGGACTTAGCTTCTACTAATGACACATCCTTCACCCATTTCCTATGTAAGGTGCCAGTGTTATCAACTACGACTAGATAGTTTGATCCACGGTCCATGATCTCGTACTGATGACCAGCAGACTCAACGATGTCACCCACATGGTAGATCTCACCTTTAAAGTACTTCTCTCTAAGTATGTCTACTGAGAACTTAACCTCTTCTTTGATTAGTTCGAGGCCTTGGACTTGTCTCATCTCGTTCATGATCCTACGAGCGTCAAGTTCACGTACCATTGATGGGAGTTGTTTCTTAAACGATGTAAAGTCACCCTTGGTGACCATTGATTTGATCTTTGAGAAGTCAACGTCATTGCCTGTGGTGACAACGTTCATTGACTCATATAGTTTAGCTTTATCCTCTGAAGCAACTACGATGACATCCTTGTACCTCTTCTTAAGAGCTGTTAGTTCAGAAGCAAAGTTTGACTCGTTCAATGCCTTAAAGTTCATTGAACCAAACATCATCTCAAGGAAGTGTAGCTTACGATCTACTGGTAGGCTGTCCTTGTCTTCTGTAACATAGATTATGTGGTCGGCAGAGTTTGACTCAACTAGCTTATGGACTAGCTTAAGAGTCATCTCAGTGACCGAGGTAGGCGGGTTAAAGCTTCCGACTGTCATGATGACGGTCTTAGAAGGCAATTCCCGTATGAGTTGTCGATAATTCTTCATTTAAATCCATCTATATAAAAGTATATTATTATTTATACTACAGAAAGTATCGTTTTTGTAATATTCACGACCCATCTTGCAGTTACCTCATCTTGTGCAAGCTCTGCGTTAGCTTGGACGTTTCCAATCTCGGTAACTAGATCCTTATACTCTGTGTCTGTAAGTATGCCATCATTATACTGCTCTGTGATGTCATGAAGCTGTTGAGCTAATGCGCCTTTGATTCCTGGCTCTGACATCGCGCTTCTTAATTCGTTTAAAACACTCATGATCTTCCTTTCCATGCTGACTCAATCACTTGAAGACGAGTCCTATTAAGTTTAATGGTGGCTTCACAGTATGCTGGGCTTCCGTCTCTAGCTTTTTGTGCTGCGATGTAGAACTCAGTTACTGCCTTCTGTTGAGGGTCATCCCTCCATGCTGTATATACATCCAACCAACGGGCATCCTCAATAAGCTTTGCCCAGTCAACTTCTTTCTTATCATTACAAGATACCTTCTCAATATCTACTTTAAGGTCTGTAAGCTTGGCTGCTTCTGCAGTATCATGATGCTTGGGTAGTAGGTTAGTTATAGCACACCCATTCAATAGTAGTACACTTACTAATAGTAGTCTCTTCATTACTTGCTCCCTTGTTGTACGTCGTGCATTAGTTCTTTTGCATGTTTATCTGATACATGTTCTGGTACACCCTTACGAAACTCATGGAAGTTACCAGCTTTTGCATGCTCTCTTTGTTTAGTGCCTGATACGCCTGATGTACCCTCAGAATCTGGATCTCTATGACCAGCAGAGTGTACTGTTATCTTCTTAAAGTTATAATGCCCGTGTCCGGCTTTCTTGTTATTATACCTATTTAACAGCGTCGTCATCTCCTTCTTACGGTCTGATCCTACCACAACATGTAGGTGCGTTACACCTTTCTTATGTAGATCAGCTGCATGGTGTAAGATGGTTGGATGCTCGGCAGATGATGCCTTGATATTTGTCTTTGGCGAGAAGCGTTTAAGGTGTTTAAGCTTTTGCTCTGGTGATAGTGGGTTCTTTTTCTTATCATGGCTATGTGATGTCACCACTGTATGGCCAGCTTCATGTTTATCAGCCACGTCATGGACCTTCTTGATAAGTGAAAGATGACCAGTCGTAGGAGGGTTCATACGACCATAAGTCAATACATGATGCTTAGCACCAGTATCCTCTGTGATAAAATCTTTTAGACTTAGCAATTCCATTTTCTTAAAGCTAATGCCTTCCTTGTTGGTTTGCCATGTTCATCCTTCATAGGACCTTTAACTCCACCCATACGAGCGCAGAAAGACTTACGTCGTCCTGCAGCCTTACCACCCTTTTTAAGCTTGGATGGTGGCGTAGTTACAGCCATCTTTAGGTTATGACCAGGATTCTCTCTGTTATACTTATCTACACCAGCACGGGTTAAACCACCGGTCTCTGACTTGTACTTGTCTTCTTTAAGGTACTCTTTAAACGTTAGCATTTGGTTTACGGTTCCTCATTAAGTTTGCACGACTAAACTCAGCTCTATCTACAAGCTTTGTTGGTTCGTTCTTATGGTTAACTACATAGCCTTCTGGATGTGTCTCCTTACCTTCTATATGATGGCTTAGAGTTCCAGGATGTTGGTTCAATGTCTTTACCAATACGTTCTTTGCTTTTTGGATATGCTGATGCATCTTCAATAAGTTCTCGTATGAGCTTGCATGCTTATTGATATGGCTGATTTCTTGCTGTGCACCGCGTTGCTTCTCTTCTGCAGCCTTTGTAGTCTTAAGCCTTGATTGGACGATCTGTGATTTGTCCATGACATGTTGCTGTAAGCCTCTTACTGTTGGCTTTGCGTTGTTTCGTACTGTTTGGTTGATGTATGTAGCTAGATGACCAGATGCACCTTGATGTGGCTCAGTAGCAGCATACATAGTCTTCTTATGTTCGTCATGGATCTTTTGTGCAGCATCCATATGTTTATGAAACTCTTGTTGAGCTTTGTCTCCATAGTTTATGATACGTGTATCATGCTCAGCAGTCTTATGCCATACATCTGGATGCTGTCTGAACTTATGCTCGATCTCAGGGCTTGCCTTCATATCACCTATATCTCGACCATGATACTGCTGATGGACGACTACGCCAACCTTTGCTTTCTTAACTTTATTAGCTTCTTGTCCATGAGCTGAGTAGGTAATGGTATTTGGAGTAAACGAAGTTGATCCGTTTGGATTATGAACCACATCATGATGACTAAACATCATGTCGCCTTGATAGACACCTTTCTTAGGAGTTACCTTTGGTAGATG